CCAGCGGTTACCCGCTGGAGGCCCGGCCAGGGTGGACTGTCTACCGACAATCCTGTGAGGCCCAACGCACCCCGAAAGGGCGACAGCAACTCACTAACGTTTGATGCTGGCAATTTCAGCATTTACTGCAAGAGCTAAGGCTAACTAAAGTACCTTAGAAACCTACAGTACGTGAATCCAGCACTGGATCTACATTCCCATGTAGTGAGATATCATCATTCGTTTTGGTAGAAAGGCATCTGCCTGTGGAGGCAAACACACTAAAAGCCAACACGAAATAATAATATTATGAAAAGAAACTACTTATTAACACTCTTGGTATCGAGTGTTCTGTTCGTATTCTTCCCACGAAATCACTACAATCGCTACTAGAATTAGAGTTTTAGATATATAGAAGTAATCAACCTCTAGATATCTAGCAAAGGGGTTCTAAGAACTTTCCAGATGGTAAAAGCCATCCGTACTCATTACTAGAATCTCTTAGCAAATACTCCGATTCTTCGCTCTCTCGATCCATCAGTAGGAATTAATCGAAGAGGGGTACCACGAATGGTAGCCTTCCTAGAAGAACTCCTTACTAAAGATGAATGGGATCTTAGATTACTCATGACTTTGTTATACCTTACAAGGGTATAGCCGGGCCATGGTAAACCTAATTATTCAACAATCACAGAAAGGGGTATAGGAATCAATCACCGATTGCTCGGTGAAATGGTTTCTATAATCCCTCAAGTAATTATGAATATCCCATCCATAAGATGGAAAGAACTGCACTAGACAACGAAAGCTGGACCAATAGGCCCAGCCCTCGATCAAGCGTTGAACGAGTTGAGACTCCTTCCAAGTTGGTTAGTCAAAGACTAGATCCAAATCGGAGGAACTCAATTTGCCCAATACTTGAGATCTTGTCAAGCACTAGTACGTAACCTTCTTTGTCCATTATCAGTGGTAAAACCTAGAGGTTCACACCTCAGGAAAATATCACTAATCTTAGACCCAGAAGGTAAAGTGAGAGTCATAGCAATATTCGATTATTGGTCACAAACAGTATTGAAACCAATCCACACTGCATTTCTGCAGATGTAGAAAGGCTTCAAGGCTGATTGTACTTTTAATCAAACTGGACGCCTAAACTCCATTATACCACGACCTCGTTACTATAGTTACGACCTTACGGCCGCAACAGATAGATTCCCATTATGGTTCCAATCATTCTTGATTGAGTACCTATATGGTCGCGAGGTTGCAGAATCTTGGAGTCGAATATTAACCAAGTTACCATTTCGCACCCCACAGGGAGACCGCATTACATATAATGCTGGGCAACCTATGGGTGCTTATAGTTCTTGGCCAGTATTCGCACTATGTCACCATATAACAGTACAAATAGCAGCACAAAGATCTGGTTTCCCAGTTCCCTATGCAAACTATATGCTATTAGGTGATGATATAGTCTTAGGTGATGAATAGGTAGCGAACAACTACCTATCCATTATGCAAGACCTAGGTGTTTCAATTGATTTAAACAAATCATAGGTATCTTCAGATACTCTAGAATTTGCAAAACAATTGTCACACTCAAAAGTTAATGTTTCACCGGCACCCCTTCGCTCCTTACTAGACTGGGAGAATAACCTTTCAGGTATCCTCTCTTTCTAGAAAGAAGTTGGAGTACGTTGGAATATCACAACCCTGGTCACCCGTTCAGTTATTACTGATTTGTTAACCAAACTTTCACCACGTAAAGACCAAAGTCTTAACGTGAAAAGAATTTGGGAAACATGGATTCTCCCAAGCAGATCAGATAGTGAAGACATAAGGAATGAGAAAGCATATTTATGCTTTTCAATCTTATGCCAAAGCTATCTGGGCTGTTCTGTTTCATTAGAACGAGTCTGGGATGTTCTTAACCAGCTTATTCCAATGATTCAGATTGGGATTATCCAATCAGTCATTAAAGGAAATTTCCAAGCATATAATCGTTATCTTCAAAAGATAATTAATATATACCAGAAATCGACTTTAATGGGAATTGCGCTAACTGACAACACTCTCACCCACTTAAGAGATTGTATTCCTCCTGTAAGGGTGGCAGCTGATTATGCTGCTAAACTACAAGGGGAATACGATAGATTAAATACCTAGATTGAAACAGCTTCTGAAGAATTAATCTTCGAAACTAATCCAATCCTAGGATTTGATCCATCAAAAGTCTCTCAAGGCCCTCGTTCAAGGTCCACAACACCAATCAGTTCACTCCCTAAAGGTGTGAAAGGATTAGTAAAAATGTACCTTGATAATATACACCGAGTCATGCAAGAGGAATAAATCCTATTGTAGCGGACTGTGTATAGAAGAGACGTACTACAAGAGCTGGTTTGCCCTTTACGGGGTAGCCAGGCAGGTTATAGTAGATCCCGCGTGGGATACAACACGACAGAAGATGATACCAGTTAGAAATAACCAGTGCCTCCTCCTGACAATGAGGGGGCGGGACCCAGAGGTGTAAATCTCCG